ATAATTAGCAGGGCCGGTCCAATTATATTTGATCCCGTTATTAAGGGGGATGAAAATAAAACATATATTATGGGGGTGGATCCAGCCTCAGAACAAGATAATTTTAGCATCATAATACTAGAAGTTTGTCCTGACCACAGAAGAATAGTTTATGTGTGGACAACGAATAGAAGTAATTTTAGAGATAGACAGAAAACAGGACTAATTAAAGAACATGATTTTTATGGATTCTGTGCTAGAAAAATTAGAAATCTGATGAAAAGTTTTCCATGCCTGGTAATAGGCATGGATGCTCAAGGAGGAGGTGTTGCAGTAGAGGAAGCTTTGCACGACCCGTCAAAGATAGACCAAACAGAACAATTAATATGGCCAATTATTATAGATGACAAACCAACAGAATTTGATAATCAAACAGGATTACACATATTAGAGCTGGTTCAATTTGCCAGAGCAGACTGGGTTACACAAGCTAATCACGGATTAAGAAAAGATTTTGAGGATAAGATAATTGTTTTTCCTAGATTCGACTCTTTAAGCATAGGCCTAGCTCTAGAAAATGAAGGCCAGAATATTTTAGAGGCTGATTTAAGCCCCATGTATGATTCTTTTAGTGAGTGCCTAGTTGAGATAGAAGAATTAAAGAACGAGCTAACAACCATAGTAATGAGTCAAACTAGCCATGGATCAGGAGCTAGGGACAGATGGGATACTCCAGATGTAAAACTTCCCAACGGAAGAAAGGGAAAGCTAAGAAAAGATAGATATAGTTCCTTATTAATAGCCAATATGATAGCAAGAGTAATGACTTTGAAATTATCCCCAATGGACTATGATATAATAGGTGGAGACACAAGAAGGATGGTAAAGGACAAAGAAACAAAAATGTATAAAGGACCCTCCTGGTTCACAGAAGGGGCCAACGCAGATATTTACAGGGGAATACAAAAATAGTGTATTATACATTATCAATACCATTGCAATACTATTATGGAATAAAAGAATAAAATTATGGCTAAAAAATACCCAAAAAGTGAAGCGATACAGAATGCCCAGCCAATTATCAAAGAAGAGGCCTATGTTACTTGGGGAGACGACTTTGCAAGTAAGGTTGATGCTCTAGCTAAGTCTTCTGAGTCTTTAGATGAATACTCTGGAATATTAAGATCAAAAGCAGCCCCTTTGTATTTAAGAACAGACTTTTCTAATATTCTGCCAAATATTTCTAGTAGGCCAGGATTAACCCGTACTGATTATGACTACTTTAGACCCCAAGAGTCTGTGCCTGGAACTCTAAAGACAATAATGAGTAGAGCAGATGAGATTTATCAAAAGATAGGACTTGTTAAGAATGTTATTGATTTGATGGGAGATTTTTCATCTCAGGGGATTAGAATTTCCCACCCCAATAAAAGAATAGAAAGATTTTATAGGAATTGGTTCAAAAAAATAAAAGGAAAAGATAGATCAGAAAGATTTTTAAATAATCTATACAGAACAGGTAATGTTGTAATCAACAGACAGACAGCAAAAATTAGTTTAAAAACTAGTGAGCATATGTATCGGTCTTCTGGTTCTGTAGACCTAACAGACTCCATGATTCTACAAGAAGAGATATTAGTGGAAAAAAGAGAAATTCCATGGAAGTATACTTTTATAGATCCTTTGTATGTTAATGTTGTGGCCGGGGCCTTGTCTTCTTTTGTTCAACAGAAAATTTATAACCTAACCGTTCCTCCTTATTTAAGGAAGATTATTAATGGTCCAAGAAATGAGCAAGAAAGACAAATAATAGCGAAGCTTCCTCCTCAAATTATAGAAGCGGCAAAAGAGAAAAAACCATATCCTCTAGATCCTAATAAAACAATAGTCTTCCACTATAAAAAAGATGACTGGCAGAGTTGGGCATATCCAATTATCTATGCTATTATGGATGATATTACAGTATTGGAAAAGTTAAAACTAGCAGACATAGCAGCTCTTGATGGTGCCATTTCTAATATTAGAGTTTTTAAATTAGGTAATTTAGAACATAAAATAGCCCCCACTAAAGCTGCTGCTGCTAAGTTAGCTTCTATCCTACAAAATAATGTTGGGGGTGGAACAATGGATATTGTTTGGGGACCAGATTTAGAATTAGTAGAATCAAATTCCACCATACATAATTTCTTAGGAGAGGGTAAATATACTCCCCACCTTAATAATGTTTATGCTGGATTAGGAATTCCCCCAACCCTAACAGGAACTTATGGTGCTGCTGGTACTACAAATAATTTTATATCATTAAAAACACTAACTCAAAGACTTCAATATGGCAGAGATGTGTTAGTTCAGTTTTGGGATCAGGAAATAAACATGGTTCAAAAGGCTATGGGTTTTAGATATCCTGCTAAAATAGAATTTGACAGAATGGATCTTTCTAATGAAGACTCAGAGAAGGCTCTGCTTATTCAGTTAGCAGATAGAAATGTTATATCTGATGAACTATTACAGAAGAGATTTGGAGCAGATCCAGATATGGAAAGAGTAAGACTAAACAGAGAAGCTAGAGATCGAGAGGGGAATAGAATGGTTAGTAGATTGGGGCCTTTTAATGATATTGAGGATGATATGAAGAAAATAGTTCTTCAATTAGGAATGGTGGCTCCAAGCGAAGTAGGATTGGAATTACTTGAAAAGAAGAAGAATGAAAAAACCCTACTAGACATAAAGAATGCCCAGGAAATGAAAAAGATAAAAGAGACTCCTGAAAAAACTGTTTTACCTACTGATATTCCTCCCACAAAAGATGTTCCTGGAAAAGGAAGACCAGTTAATAAAAAAGACAGCCAGAAAAGAAAAGTTAAGAAATTCGCCCCCCAAACAGGAGCGTCTCTTATTCTTTGGGCCTCCCAAGCTCAGGAAAAGATATCAGAATATTTAAATCCTTCTTTATTAGAATTTTATAATAAAAAAAATATGAGGAGTTTATCTCAAGAAGAATACAAGGAAACAGAAAACTTTAAAACTAAAATATTGTTTCTTCTGTCTCCATTTGTAGACTTAACACAAGAGATTATATCTGGGGTAGTAGCTAATATTGATGACCACCCAGAATTACATATTTTATATAATAGATTTATTAAAACATTATCCTCCTCTTTTGATAGACCTATGGTGGCAGAAGAATACAAACAGGCAAAATCCTACTTTTATAGTTCAGCATACTCAACAGAAGACGAGTCTTTATAGAAAGTAATGATTGTGAGGATATGGGCTATTCTGGTGTAAATACTTATCGATATTAAAAAAGACCACAAAGAGGCAAATAACCATGAATATATTTAATCAAGAGATTAAAGACGGATTAGAAATACTTATCAAAACAAATTCTTCTATTTCTTATGCTTCTTGTGTTGAGTCTTCTAATAAAAAAAACCACAAGATAGCAAACATAAAAGCTCTTGCTTCTCTAGACGACAGCGATTTATATTATGTTCAATCTATTCTAGTTAGTTCTGACTGGAATAAGAATGATGATATTTTTGACAAGTCTGAAGTTTGGGCAGCTAAATCCACACCAGAAGACAAACCTACAAATTTAAATCATGATGAAAATATAATTATAGGACACATAACCTCTTGCTGGCCAATAACAGAAGATAGTATTCTTATTGACAAAGATACCCCTCTTGAAAATCTCCCTAATAAATTTCATATTTTAACAGGTTCTGTAATATATAAAAGTTACACTCAAGAAGACCTTAAAGAAAGAACAGAAGCTCTTATAAAAGAGATAGAAGATGGGACAAAATATGTTAGTATGGAGTGCTTTTTTAATGGGTTTGATTATGGTCTTATAAATAAGGCAACTAATGAATATAAAATATTAGCAAGAAACGAAGCAAATGCTTATTTAACAAAATTTTTAAGAGCATATGGTGGAGATGGAGAGCATGATAATTATAAAATAGGTAGAGTATTAAGGAATATTACGTTTTCAGGAAAAGGATATGTTGACAGACCAGCAAATCCAGATAGTATAATATTTAATACTCCAATATTTGATGAAAAAAAATCATCGGGAAATAATAAATCAATATTTTTAGAAAAAGAGATGTTTTTTGATAATAGTGGTGTAATTGATAATCAGTCAATTAGTCAAAATCTGGAGACCCTACAAATGAATGAAGACATTAATAAAGAGTCCATAGTAGAATTGAAACAACAGGCTACTTCAGCTAGTGTTGATGTTGTCTATACCAAAGAAGCATCAGATACCATTCAAGCTAAAATTGCTGGTCTTACATCGGCCAATCTTGAAATGGAAGAGGAAATTGCTCAGGCTGCAAAAAAGACCAAAGATCAGATGAAAAAAATGAAAGAAGAAATGGACAAAATGTCAGACGACTCTGAGGCTGCTATAAAGGCTATGAGATTAGAGCTAGATGCTGCTAATAATATTATTGAAACATATCGAGCTGCTGAAGCTACTATGCATAAGAAAGAAAAGAATATGCTTAGGAAAGCATCATTAGTGGACAAGGGTCTAGATTCTGAAGCTGCTGCTGGGGTGGTTGAAAAATTTGAGTCTTTAGATGATATTGCTTTTGATGCTATGGCTAGCTTGTTTGCTGGTTTTATGCCTCCTTGGCTTATGAAAAAAGATGACAAGAAAAAAGACGACAAGAAAAAAGACGAAAAGAAAAAGGCTTCAGAAGATATCTCTGAGGCTCTAGAAACAGCAGAACTAGACGAAGAGGCCATAAGCCTTAGCGTAGGCAGTAATGAAGAGACACAAGTTGAATCGACTCGTGCTGCTCTTATTGATTTTGTATATTCAAGATTAGGCAAAAAATTTAACAAGGGAGAATAATATGGCTCTTAAACCAGATCGAGTTGAATTGCTAACAGACGTTTCTTTTTTCATGAATACAGTAGCAGAAAGAGGAGGGGTCGTGACCGTAGACACCTCGGGCCTCGGAGCCTCGATGGATGATGCAGATGCTGTGGTAGCTTATGCAGCAAATCCAAGTGGCGTTCTTCCTATTGGAATTTTATTAAATGATGTTGTAGATCTTGATTTAACAAGACAACACATCAACTGGCATAAAGATGAAGTCCAGCTGGGCGGAAAGGTAAGCCTTCTTAGAAATGGTTACGTTGTAACAGATAATGTAGCTGGAACTCCAGGAGCTGGAAAAAAGGCTTATGTTGCTGCTAATGGAGCTATTTCCACTACTCAAGCAACTGGTGCTTTAGAAATAGGTACTTTTCTCAGTGGCACAGATTCTGATGGCTACGCAAAGGTATCAGTAAACTTATAATAACAATTAGAAACAGGGAGAACTTATATGTCAGCTAAATTTCAGCCCAGTCCAGAACTTACAGAACTACTTATTCAGTCCGGATCTTTGAATAAAGATCAGGCATTAGCAGCTAATTCTGAGTTTGCTAAAGCTCTTGAGCTTCCTCTTCGTAAGGGGCTATTGAGTGGTGATATTTTAAATGGCATTTTTGAGCCAATTGTATTGGCCCAGAGTGCAACGCCAGAATTTCCTTTGGATTTTCTAGCTCCTGGTACAGAAAAAGACTTTGTGGCATATACCCTACCTAATCATGGGTATGTTCCAGAACGTCACGTAGAAGGCGATTATGTTATGGTTCCAACCTATGACATTGGTGCTTCTATTGATTACCTATTGAAGTATGCTAGAGATGCTAGGTGGGATGTTGTTGGAAGAGCTATGGAAGTTCTTGAAGGTCAGTTTGTTAAAAAGTTAAATGATGATGGTTGGCACACGCTATTAGCAGCTGGTGTAGATCGAAATATAGTAGTATTCGATTCTGACGCTAGTGCTGGTCAGTTTACAAAGAGATTAGTTTCTCTTATGAAAACTGTTATGAGGAGAAATGGTGGAGGTAATTCTTCATCTCTCAACAGAAGCATGTTGACCGACTTGTATATCTCTCCAGAAGCTATGGAAG